AATACGAAGATCGGCATGCTTGGGATGGCTTATCGCAAGGACCCCACGTTTAACGGTCCTGAAAAGCTGAAATACCTGCTGGACAATGCTGACGGGGCCGGTACCAGCATCTATCAGCAGTCACAGCTGGTGGCTGAGAACGTGCTCGAGGTTGCGCGAGAGGGCATTTACGTCGATTACGCTGAAGAGTCCGACGAAGCAATCATCCTCCGCTATCCGGCAGAGAACATTATCAACTGGCGAACAAAGCGAATTAACGGACGTGATCAACTGGTGCTTGTGGTTCTGCGCGAATGCGTAGAAGAGCCGGATGGTTACGCTTACAAGGATGAAATCCAGTACCGCGAACTGGCGCTGGAAGAAGGGCAGTTCATATGCCGCGTATGGCGCCGGGCTGGTGGCACTGCAAGCGGAACCTACACCGTTGACAGCGAATATCATCCGAAGCCCAAAGGAAAGGACTACTGGGACGAAATCCCGTTCACCTTTGTCGGTGCTCAGAATAACGATCCCACTATCGACGATTCACCGCTGGCTGCGCTGGTGGAGATAAACCACGGTCATTATCGTAACAGTGCTGACTATGAGGACAGCGTGTGGTTCTGTGGCCAGGTGCAGCCGTACATGACTGGGCTCGATACCGGCTGGCGCGATCACCTCGAGAAAAAGGGCGTGAAAATTGGTTCCCGATCACCGCTTTTGCTTCCCAAGGAGGGCTCGTTTGGTTATGCCCAGGCGCAGCCGAACATGCTGGCTAAAGAGGCCATGGACAGTAAACGCGATTACATGGTGCAGCTGGGCGCCCGACTGATTGAGCAGAACGCCACGGCGAAAACTGCTACCCAGGCGAGCGGGGAACAAACATCCTCAACTTCCGTGCTCGGTATCTGCGTATCAAACGTTTCTGAGGCCTATACGCTGGCGCTTGGCTGGTGTGCGAAATACCTCGGCATCAAGGGGGAATCGACGAGCTACACCATCAATCAGGAATTCATCGCGAAGGTTGCTGAGTCGGGCATGGTAACGGCAATCGTCAATGCCTGGCAGTCCGGTGCGCTGCGCGATAGCGACATGATTCGTGCTCTGCAGAAGCTTGACCTTATAGACCCGGCGGACAGCCCGGATGAAGTGATTGATGCGCTTCGCAATCAGGCACCAACGTTGACGGGAGGCTGATATGCCCACCATTAACGAAAGCCTGCGTGATGAATCGATCGCACATTCCGTCTGGTTAAGTCGCTACGCCACTGGTGTGGCAAATCGGATGGTGAAGTTGCTTAACGAGACGGACGCAGATCTGTCAGCCCGCCTGCTCGATGCGCTGGACAGATTGCCTCCTGAGAGCTTCACCGTTAACCGTCTGGAGAGTTTACTGGGCAGCGTGCGCGAACTTAACCATCAAGCCGTAGCGTCCATGCAGGCAGGGCTCGAAAATGAGCTGGTGGTGCTGGCAAAGAACGAAGCCAGTTATCAGCTGAGCCTGTTCGATTCCCTTCTGCCATCACAGGTCCTGTCTCACTATCCGTTGCAGGGCATCACCGCCGATATGGTGTATGCCGCGGCGATGGCGCAGCCCTTTCAGGGGCGGCTGCTGAGTGAGTGGGCGGATAATCTGGAATCGGACAGGCTGGCGCGTATCGTGAACGCCGTCCGCAGGGGTTATCTTGCCGGTGACACGGTAGAAACAATCGCGCGCAATGTTCGTGGCCACGCCAACAAAGACTATCGCGACGGCGCGCTGCAGATGAGCAGGGCAAATGCCGCCAGCATCGCTAAAACAGCTGTGAATCATCTGGCTGCCACAGCGCGCAACAGCTTTACCAGCGCCAACAGCGATATCATGAAAGGCAAACAGTGGCTGTCTACGCTGGACAATAAAACCAGCCACGACTGCATTATTCGTGACCTGCTGCGCTATACCCTGGATAACAAACCGGTCGGGCATCAGGTGCCTTACCTACAGGGACCCGGGAAGATTCATTTCTGCTGCCGTTCTACTGAAACCCTGATCCTCAAGTCATGGCGAGAACTAGGCATCGATATCGACGAAATGGACGAAGGTACTCGTGCCAGCATGGATGGCCAGGTGCCAGCTAAAACCACGTATCTGGAATGGCTCGAGCGTCAGTCAGCTCAACGGCAGGATCAGGTTTTGGGTGCCGAGCGTGGCCGTCTGTTCCGAGCCGGTGAAATCAACCTGGCTGATATGTTCACTGACAAAGGCGAGTGGATCTCCCTCGAACGTCTTAAGCAGCTATCAGGTACTGACAACTAACAGCCATTACTTTCTTCACGCCCTGGCATCCGCTGGGGCTTTTTTTGGGCGAGGCCCGGCAAAATCCCGAGGGGAAAATATGTTAATTCGAAACATGCTTCTGAAATTCTATGCACCAGAAAACGGCGGCGAGGACAGCGGTGGCGGTGGTATCGAAATCACTCCTGAAATCCAGAAGCTGATAGATGAGCGCGTGACCAGCGAAGTCACTGGCCTGAAATCGAAAAACTCTGAGCTGCTGGGAACCATTAAGCAGCAAAAAGAAAACCTGTCTCGCTTCGATGGTATCGACCCTGATGCAGTGCGCGGGATCCTGCAGCGTTTTTCCGACGACGAAGAGGCAAAGCTGATTGCCGCCGGAAAAATCGATGAGGTACTCGACAAGCGCACCGAGCGTCTGCGTGCTGACGTAGATAAGCAAATCAAAGCCGCAAATGAACGCGCCGACAAAGCCGAAGCGTTCTCCAACAAATTCCGGGATCGAGTTCTGGGCGATGCAATCCGTGCAGCAGCCTCAAAAGCTGGCGCGCTGCCGGAAGCATCCGACGATCTGATTCTGCGTGCCAAAGGCACATTCCAACTCAACGACGAAGGCGAAGCCGTAGCAGTTGATGCAAATGGCGACGTTCTGTTCGGTAAAGACGGCAAAACTCCATTAAGCCCGCTCGAGTGGGCGGAGTCTCTTAAGGAGACGGCTCCGCATCTGTTCCCACGCGCAGAAGGCACCGGCGCGGGCGGACACAAACCAAACGGCGGTGGCAGCCTGAAACGTTCCGAAATGAGCGCCAGCGACAAAGCGGACTATATCCGCAAGCATGGCCAGCAGGCCTTCCTCAAACTTCCAAAATAAGGGATTAACCCATGTCTACCACTGTTAATAGTGACCTGATCATTTATGACGACCTGGCGCAGACCGCCTTCCTAGAGCGCCGCCAGGACAACCTGGCTATTTTCAACGCGTCCTCCAACGGTGCGATCCTGCTGGATAACGAGCTGATTGAAGGCGATTTCCGCAAGCGAGCCTTCTACAAAGTGGGCGGCTCAATCGAATCGCGTGACGTTAACTCCACCGAAAAGGTGACGGGTAAGAAGATTGGCGCCGGTGAAGCCGTATCCGTCAAAGCGCCGTGGAAATACGGTCCATACGAAACTACCGAAGAAGCGTTCAAACGCCGCGGCCGCTCGGTTGACGAGTTCTCCGAAGTGATCGGCACTGATGTGGCTGACGCTACGCTGGAAGGCTACGTGAAATACGGCTTGAAGGCCCTGACGGCAGCAATTGGCGCCAACGCGGATATGGTGGTCACCGCCGATATCGAAACAGACGGCAAGAAGACCCTGACTCGTGGCCTGCGTAAGTACGGCGACAAGTTCAACCGTGTCGTGCTCTTCGTTATGCACTCCGCTACCTACTTCGACATCGTGGATGAGGCGATCGCCAACAAAATCTATGAAGAAGCGGGAGTGGTGGTCTACGGTGGTCAGCCAGGCACCCTGGGTAAACCTGTACTGGTGACCGATACCATGGACGCGGATGCGATCCTTGGGCTGGTGGCCGGAGCGGTTACCGTCACCGAGTCGCAGGCGCCGGGGTTCCGTTCCTACGACATCAACGATCAGGAAAACCTGGCGATCGGGTACCGTGCTGAAGGCGTGGTGAATGTCGACCTGCTGGGCTACAGCTGGGATACCTCCAAAGGTGACAACCCGGATCTGACCAAAATCGGCACCGCAGGTAACTGGAAGAAGCACTTCACCAGTAACAAATCTACGGCTGGCGTGCTGATTAAGCTGGGATCCGCAGCGGGGGAGTAACGCTGTCAGCGGATAAAACCTCCGCAACCGCTGACAGCACCGATGCGGTCACCATTTCCCTGAAGTACACGCTAAACGGCGCAGGTGTTTCCGGCAAAAACGTTGCCTGGAATTCAACCGGCGGCACGCTCAGCACTGCCAGTTCTCAGACCGGCTCTGCTGGTGGGGCGACGGTCAAACTCACATCAGACGTTGCTGGCACCTTCACGGTAACCGGCACGGTTGAAGGAGTGGCGAAAACCACGGATGAGATCACCTTCACCGCACCTGCAGCTGGCTAATCGATGGGGCGTAAGCCCCATTCAACGGATGCTCAGATGATTATTACTGATATCACCGCCGCTGACGTAAACAGTTACGCCAGCGAAGATGAACTGGCGTCATTTGCCACGCTGAGAGGAGTTGAGCTGCCTGAAAAGCTCGCACCGTTACTGATTAAGGCGATGGACTACCTGGAAGGGCTTGAATGGGTAGGTTCCAAAGCAGACCCTCGACAGCCGCTGGCCTGGCCACGCGCAAATGTCATTCTGGATGGACACGACTTCCCACCCGACCAGGTGCCGCGGCAGGTTATCACCGCACAATGCATGCTGGCTATCGAGGCAATTGCTGGCGATTTGCTTTCAAGCGTTCGTGAGGCCGCGGTTAAAACCGAACGTGTCGAAGGCGCCGTTACCATGACCTATGCGGTTGCCGATGGTGAGGCGTTTACACCTTCTTACCCGGCGGTAATGGCTATTCTCGGCGACCTGGCTGGTGGGCGTGGATATGCAATCAATACTTTCGCGGAGCGCGCGTAATGGCCATCAACTATCAGCGAATGCAGGCGACAACGACTCGTATGCTCAAGCAGAACGGCATTGCATACAACGTCACGCGTAAGGGCACGTTAATCGTCATCGGTGGTGTGGAGCATCGTTCCGATGATATCCAGTTCACCGCCACAGGAGTGAAGACGGATTACACGCCAGGCGAAATTGATGGAACCGTCATTGAAAACGGCGATGTGCGGATTGTCTTCACCGCTGAGAAGGAAATTAAAACCGGCGATCTGATCGTCGTGGACGGCGTAAGCCACCGCGTAGTTAAACCTAACCCCGTGAAACCGGGTGCGGTGGTGCTCTGCTACAAATCCCAGTTGAGGACATAGCATGGGCGATAATAAGGCGTTTACGACTGCCATCACCGCGTTCGTGGACAAAGCCAAAGCGAATCAGGAAGCGGTCGTACGTGCTGTCGGCATTCGGATCCTTAATCAACTGGTGATGATGTCACCTGTCGGCAACCCGGAACTGTGGGGCATCAACCAGACGGCAGCTTCTTACAATCAGGCGGTATACGACCATAACGAAGCGCAAAAATCGGACCCTGCCAACCTGACTAAAACCGGACGGCTTAAGAAGAAAGCTCGACTGGTGGATGGGATGGATATCAAAGCGCCACCCGGATATACCGGTGGACGGTTTCGGGGCAACTGGCAGGTGTCTTTTGATGCACCGACCACAGATGAAACGGGCCGTGTCGATAAAACCGGAAATCTGACAAAAGCCGCCGGCAATTACACGCTGTCGCTGTTCAAAGTCGGGATGAAGGCTATTTATTTCTGCAACAACGTCCCTTACGCGTATCGACTGGAGATGGGGCACTCTTCCCAGGCTCCGGGAGGGATGGTACGCATTACTGCTGCTGAGTTTCAGCGATTTTTTGAGGATGCAGTAAGGGAGGTGACTAAATGATCCCCGATATCGCGGCGGCGCTGGCCGCCAGGCTCGGCGAGTGGGCTGATGCTGAAGGTATCCCGGTTGCCTGGGAAAACGTGCCTTTTACACCGCCGTCTGATGGGCTCTATCTTGCTGTCCATGACATGCCCGCCACGCCGCGTACGCTGGACCTTGGATTGCGCTGCCGCATTTATTCAGGTGTATACCAGATTAACGTTGTGGCCCCAGCAGGCACTGGCCGTACCGATGTTGCGGCCCTGGCTGACCGCGTGGCTGAATTGTTCCCCGAGGGGCAGGAGATTGAAGGCAGGGGTTTTACATGCTGGATAGATCAAACGCCTGGTGTTTTCCGCGGTATCACTACATCTGTTTCTTATACCGTTCCCGTTAGTCTCAATTATCGAGCTGATATCTCCAGCTAATCCTCACAACCTTCTAAACCTGACCGGCTCTTTGCCGGTTTTCCCGTTTCTAAAGGAGTAACCAATATGGGCTTTGCATTGCCTAACGGCGCTCACGTCTATCTGGCATCGGGTTATGGCCCAGCCATTACTTTCACCGGGGCGACGAACGCCGAAAATATGGTGATCACCGTGAGTGAAGCGGACGCACTCAAGGTGGGTGATATTGTTCATGTGAACTGCAACTGGTCCGATGTTGATAACGTCATTGCAAAAATCGATGCGATTGCCGAAAGCGCCGTAACTCTTCGCAACATCAATACCACCAACAAAAACAAATATGCCGCTGGTGGCGGTACCGGTTCGATCCGCAAGGTGCTTGAATGGACCGAGCTGCCGCAAATTACTGAGGTGTCGAAATCTGGTGGCGATCAGAACACCACACAGATTCAGTTCCTGAGCGACGACCGCCAGCGAAACCTGAATACCTATAAATCCGCAGTCTCCCAGACCTATTCGATCGCGCATGACTCCACTCTCCCCGTATATCCGCTGCTTCGCCAACTGGATGAAGACGAAGAGACGATTGCGGCTTACATGTACGTGCCGAAGGCGAAGGAAAACCGTTACTGGGCGGCCACGGCGTCCTTTGACGATACGCCAACTACTGCGGTTAACGAGGTAGAGACAGTAAGTGTGGTGCTGAACCTTCAGTCACCGGCGATGACGTTCTACAAGGTGACTGACGCTGCCGCCTAGCCGTCAGAGCTTTCACTATTCAATGCCTCCTATTGTGGAGGCTTTTTTCCGTTAAGAGGTATCGATGGCGACCAAATTCACTCTTCAGCCCAAACCAACATTTAAGGCCAATGTCTCGATCCCCCGAGCCGGCGATGAGGATGGCGTGCTGACGTTCACATTCAATCACAAGCCACTCAAAGAACTGGCGGATCTGGAGAAAATGGAAGGCAAAACCGCCACTGATTTTCTGATGGAAATCATTGCTGGCTGGGCACTTCCCGATGCATTCAACGCGGAAAACCTGTCGGTGCTGCTGGAAAACTATCCGGCGGCGATGAAGGCCATCCCGGAAACCTACTACCGCGAGCTGATGGGGCAGCGTGAAAAAAACTGATAGCGGTTGCCTCTGCGTTCTATACGCCTGAACCCACCGCGGCAGATCTGGCGCCTTACGGGCTTACGCCGGATGACTATGACGATAATTTCGTAGATGTCTGGCCCGATATCTGGCCTTCATTCCTTGTATTTCAGGCCGTCAGCACGCAATGGCGAACGGGAATGGGCGGCGCGTCCGGGCTCGACTATAACGTTTTGCCCTGGGTGATGCGCCTGCACAACGTCGACGACGAGGCAACCGCGCTTTCGGATATTCGGGTGATGGAAAGTGCTGCGCTAAAAATTATGCATAAAGAGAGGGCGGAATGAGTAACGATATCGCCACGATTTCCCTGCGTGTAAATACCAGTGAACTGGAGCGTGGTAACCAGGCACTGGATCGCTTTCAGGAGACCGCGTCCGCCGCGGCAGGTAAAGCGGATGACCTGAACAGTACGTTCCGCACCGGTATCGATAACCAAAAGAAAAACAGCGAAAGCCTGAAGCAACAGCGCCAGGAGCTGCAGAACCTGCTGAATAAAATCAGCCCGGTCAACAAGGCGCTGGATGAACTGGACACGATCCAGGAGAGCCTGGCGAAGTTTCGCGGTAAAGGGCTGGTGGGAGACGAGGACTTTACTCGCTACAACAGCGTGCTTGAGACGACCCGGGCTAAACTGGCGCAGGTCATGGAGTCTGAGACCGCAGAGGGGCGGGCTCGCATTGAACAGGCACAGGCAGCGCAGCGTGCAGCTGCGGCGGGCAAAACCTTTATCGATTCGCTGGAAGAGCAGGTCACAGCAATCGGAAAAACTCGCGCAGAACTGTTAGAGCTAAAAGCAGCCCAACTTGGCGTGTCCGATCGTGCTGCACCGATGATCGCCCGACTGAAAGAGCAGGAGGAAGCGTGGAAGTCAGGAGCGATCAGCGCGGGGCAATACCGCAACGCGATGCGTTATCTACCAATGCAAATGACCGACATCGTAACTTCATTGGCGTCCGGTATGCCGGTTTATATGGTAGCCATTCAGCAGGGCGGCCAGCTGCGCGATTCGTTTGGCGGTGTAGGCAATGCTCTTAAAGCGATGTTGTCGATGGTGACTCCTGCCCGAGTGGCCATTGGTGGCCTGGCCGGTGCTGTTCTGATTGCTGCAAAAGCGGGAGCGGACTACTTCACCGCCTACGACGAAATTAACAAGGCCATTATCAGGACTGGCAACATTGCAGGCACGTCAGCGCTCCAGGTAATGGCTTCCTCCCAGTCGATTGCTGCCTCTACTGGCGCTACTGTAGAAACCGTTCAGAGTCTGATGACTGAACTGATTAGCATGGGATCGCTCACACAGCAGCAGCTTGAAAAAGCGGCGGGCTCTACGGCACTTGCAGTTCAAACCGGTATTGTTTCGGCGCAGGACATCACCAAGGCATATCAGGATATTGAAAAGGATCCGGTTAAAGCCCTTCAGAGCCTAAACGAACAATACAACTTCCTGACTGTTTCGCAGCTTAAGCACATTGATGAACTGGTGAAGCAGAAGGACCGGACCGCTGCAGTTACACAGGCCATGGACCTGTTTGGCGATACGATGGCACAACGTGGAGAACAGGCTTACGACTCGCTGACGCCGTTTGGTCGCCTGTGGCTGGATATCAAAGACTGGGCGTCTGAGGCCATGCATAGTATCGGCCAGTGGGTAGCAGAGCTGGCATCAAACACACTGAAGGAATTCAACGCAATTTATTACAGCGTTGCGATCGTTTTCCAGAAGCTGAACCAGATTATTTCTTCCTCGATTGCCGCAGCGATTAATCTCATTCCTGACTGGGCGAAAACGGATACTCTGCAGGGATGGCAGGACTACAACGAACAAATGGCCGGCGCTTATGGCGACAGCGTCTCTCAGCTGAAAAAAGACTGGGATGCCGCTGATATCAGTGCAGGTAAATACCTCGATACGACCAGAAAGATAAGTACCGCAACCACCCAGAAGGATCGTGAAGGAGTCGCTTCTTTTGGTAAAAAGACGCAAACCGGAAAGCAGGGCACTTTATCGGCTGGCGATCGCAGCACGAATGCTGCCCAGGCCGAGCTGCTGGCGCTTCAGGCACAGTTACGCGCGCTGCAGCAGCATAAAGGGCTGAACGACACTATCAGCCAACAGCGCAAAGACCTTTGGACTACGGAAGCGAAATTTCAGGTGCTGGAAGAGGCCTCCCGATCTCGCTCTCTGACAAAGCAGGAGCAATCTCTGCTCGCGAGTAAAGACCAGGTGCTACAGTTAGCGCGGCAGAAAGCCCTGTTGGGTGATCAGATTTCCGCGCAGGAACTGCTGAACAAGCGCATGGATACCTCGCAGAAATACGTCACGCAGATGGCTGAGAAACAGGCCGCATTACTGGGTGGCGCGGGGATGAGTGACCGCCAGGCGCAGCGAGAGCTGGCAAAAAGTCAGCTCACCGCCGGCTGGAAAAATACTGGTGGTTCGCTGGATGAAGAGGGATACCAGAAACAGCTTAAGGCAGCTAACGATTACTATGATGCTGAGGATCAGCTACGCGGTGACTGGCTGACCGGCGTGAAAAAGGGCTGGGCTGAATTTGAGGACAGCGCGACCAATGTTTACTCGCAGGTGCAGACGATTACCAGCAATGCCTTCACCGGGATGGCCAGCACCCTGACTGATTTCTTCACCACAGGTAAATCTAACTTCTCAGATTTCCTTTCCACTTTCCTCAAGGGCATCGCCCAGATGCTGACGCAACTGGCTTTGGTTAATGGAATGAAGTCAGCGTTTGGTGGAACCGGTATCGGCGCGTTCTTTGGTTTTTCAGGTGGTGGATTGGTGCCGCGATTCGATAGCGGTGGCTACACCGGTGATGGTGGTAAGTACCAACCGAAAGGCGTAGTTCATGGTGGTGAGTTTGTATTTACGAAGGAAGCGACCAGTGCACTTGGTGTTGGCAATCTCTATGCGCTTATGCGTGGAGCTCAGGGGTATGCAAACGGCGGTTATGTTGGCACAGCCCCAATGTATGGGCTGCAATCGAATGCAGCTGGTGGCGTAACCGTTCAAACTTCCGTGGTCGTTCAAAACCAGAACACTCACCAGCAGACTTCCGGCAATAACGATGCTATTTCTCGGGCTTACAAACAGACCATCGATCAGTCTGTTCGTGCTGGAATTGCTAAGGAGTTGCAACCCGGAAGGTTGATTTGGAACGCTATGAAAAGCCGTTGATAAACTGATAGCAGTCCCTTGTTTGAGCCTGCTATCACAAGATTAATTATTTACGGGGCAGATACTTATGGGTTGTATATGTCCCACCCTTGTGTGAGGAGCCTTTCCCGTTGGTGTAATGACCACGAGAACCTTTTGCATAAGTGATCGAGGGCGCCACAAGCGCTAAAGAAAGAGCTGCGATTAGTAGTGTTTTCATGAGAACTCGCTGTGTAGTGAAATTGTGTAATAGCCATTCAAATATACGTAATGAATCGACAATTGGAGATGAAATTTCTTTCAGCGACTAATCGAATTATACCCGCTTCGGCGGGTTTTTTTATACCCGGAGGAAAGTTGGCGATCGAAACATTTATCTGGCGAACCCAGATTCAGGCGGGCATGGAAGGGGAGTTTATTTACGTAACGCGCTCTGCTTCCTTTGGAGACGGTTTTGAACAGATCGCCGGTGAAGGCATCAACCCTGAAAAACAGTCATGGCCGATGACCTTAACGGGAAAAAAAACTGAGATGCTCGATGCGCTGAGGTTTTGCCGCAAGCACATTACAAAATCCTTTATCTGGACGTCTCCTGTTGGCGAAACCGGTTTATACCGGATTGAAGCTGATTCCATTAAAGTCCAGCCGCTATCCAGCAAAGTGATGACCATAAAAGCAATCTTCAAACAGGCATACGCACCATGATTACTGAAGATTATCAACGCCTCGAACCTGGTGAAAAAATACGTCTTCTTGAGGTAGACGGTTCTGCGTTTGGCCTGGACGACGTTCTTCGTTTTCACGCTTATAACCTCCCGCATACTGCAGAAGAGATTGCGGCTGCTGGTGGAGAAGAATCAAAGTTAAAGGCGAAAAGTATCTGGTGGCAGGGCGAAGAGTATGGTGCCTGGCCATATAAGCTCGAGGGACTGGAAGCGTCAACCGATGGCAGTAGCGCCCAGCCGACGCTCACCGTTGCCAACATTGACAGCTCTATCACTGCGCTCTGTCTGGCCTATGACGATATGCTGCAGGCCAAAGTTACGATTCATGACACTTTTGCGCATTACCTGGATGCGCGCAATTTCTCGGATGGAAATCCAACAGCAGATCCCTTGCAGGTGAGGAAGCGGGTTTTCTATATCGACGGTAAAAATAGCGAGCTTCCCGGTGAAAGTATCGAGTTTGTTCTTACCAGCCCGATGGATCTGCAGGGATTGATGATTCCGACCAGACAGTTGCATTCCCTTTGCACATGGTGCATCCGGAATAGGTACCGCACCGGCG